TCTTGAGCTATAGGATACTCTGTAACTCTCTTACCATCAAATTTATAGTTACCACCTGGACGCATAAGTTTAACATCTCCTGTGTCTGATATACCAAGTAAAGGTTTTGTTAATGGCTTACCTGTTTTAGGGTCTGGTCCCATTGTTATTTTATTACTATTGACTCTTGTTATCTCTCCTGGATAATCCCATTGTCCTCTATCACTATCAATGATTCCTCCTTCTCTGAATTGTTTTATACCATAGTGAGGAAGAAATACATCATTACCTTTTGAATAAGGTCTTTGTACATTACCAGGAATGATTCCTCTTTTGATTTGCTCATCTATTTCTGTATTAAGATATTTTGCAACATCATTATTAGAATAATTAAAATCAGATAAGAATCCCATAGTGTTCATTGGTCTATATCCAAAGAATTGAGGAGCTCCTTCATTAGATTTAAATACTTGTTTTAACTGAGGAAGATAAGAACTATGAGATGTATTAAGACTTCCTGTATATACATCTCCAGATTTTACAAACTTAGAACCTGCATCAGTAACTTTATCAGAAACATTCTTTAATGATCCAGAACCTCTCAATGACAATGAAGGTACGTTCTGTTGTATAGCACCTGTATGATAAGGATAATCTTGTACCATATTCATAAATCTACTAGATGCTGCATTTGATACATCTCTTATAGGAGCTACTGCTTGTTGTACAAAATTTTCAGCTTTACTAGGATTAACCTGATTAGTAAGACCAGCTAAAATACTAGGATCTATTCTAAACATTGATGAATTAGTTTGAAGCACAGGTGGTTGTGGTGTATTTAAATGATCAAACATTGCTCTTATGTTTTCTCTTTCTTGCTGTGAACCTACTGGTATTGATGGTGCAGTGCTTCTAGCAAACTGAACAAGTTCATCTGTTGACATACCAACACTATTAGCATAATTTGATAATTCTTCAGAAGAAGCATTTAAAACATCAAATCCTTGATCAATTCCTGCATCAGAACCACTTGTTGTTCTAGGAGGTCTTTGTAAATTAATTCTATCTCTAATAGGATTTGCCAATCTAAATGCTTCCTGTTCTTGAGCGTTAGGGATTGCATTTTCTATTTCTGCTTTTGTTTTTCCAAATGCTTTTTTTAGATGTTCTTCAGGTAGTCCTTGCTCTAATGCATATTTATATTGTTGAGATATAGGTTTTCCTGTTGCTCTCATTCTTCCAATTTCTTGTACCTGTCTAAAGATTTTTAGTTCTTCAGGAGATAATCTAGGAAGTGTTCCTTCAATAGGTAAACCAGCAACTCTACCTGCTGCTTCTTTTAAACTCTTAGCTTTTGGTAAGTCTTTTAATAAACTACTGTAATCTTTAGCAGATGTCTTAATAGCTTTCTTAACAAGCTTTGCTTCATTGCCAACTGCCTTCACTCCTTTTTTAATTAGTGCACCAAGCTGAGCTTCAGGATAGTCTTCAATCTCTCCACCATCTCTAAATCCCATTGCTGGAGATAGATTTCTTATTTGGTTACTGCCAAGTTTCTTTGCTCCTCTAGCATAAGCACCAAGATCTAAAGCATCTAGTGCACTCAATCCTGCATCCATGTATTCTCCTCTACCTAACTGTCCAGGAATATTAGAAACAGCTGCAGCTCCTTGTAAAGGGTTTACCCAATCAAGAGCATAATCAAGATCATTTCTTGGTCCAACTTGAAAATTTCCAGGAAGATTTTCACCTCTTGCTACATAACCTGCTGCAGTTAATGGATTAGAAACAACTGCTTTTGTTCTTTGCCAATTTGTTTCTGGAGTATATTTATTTATAGAACCATGTTCTTCATTGTAAGCATTGTAATCTTCTCTTTCTCTTTGGTCTTTAGTTAGCTTTGCTCTTCTAGCAGCTTCTTTTTTTTGTGCTGCCACTGCATTATAATATGTTTTATTCTCTTTAGATTGTAATAAATCAAAGTCTTTTCTTTTAACACTAGTAGATTCAGAAGGTTTCATTACTAGCCCTCTCTCATCTTTTAGTTTAATCTTTTTACCAGGTTGTGCAATCTCTCCTCCATATTCTAATTTATTTGTAATATGTGTTACACCTTTTTTAAGAGGTATAACTTTAGCATCGTCATAACTATTGAAGTTTTCTGGTAAATTTCTTGACCACATGCCCTCATCAAATGTTTGAGCATTAGGATTAAACCCTAGCCAATAATTACCTGAAGGTCTGTAATTAAGAGTTTTACCTTTCATGTCTTTTAAATCAGAATGTTCAATGTAATTTTCAAAACCACAAGAACCAAAATAACAATCATTAACTCTACTATCACTTAAATATTTAGCAATATCATTATTAGGTATTCCTGCTAGCTTATCACCAGAGTGACCAAATATAGCAACCTTGTCAAATTGTGACATACCTTTAAGTTTACGTTGCATCAATTCCTCATCTCCATATAAAGGAACAACATCCACTTTAGTATTAGGATCTGTTCTATTATAAAAGTTTTTTACATTCTGTGCTTCTTTATAGAATGTACTATCCATTATTTTAGGATTTAATGGACTCTGATAAAACTTTGCATTAAGTTTATTTAATTTTTTTTTGTATGGAGATAGTTTATCTCTTAATGCTACTTCTTTATAGTTATCTAAACTTTCACTTAAATTAGTATATTCGTTAAATGCTTCTGTAACTCTAGGATCTTCAGAGTTGTATCTGTCAACTAATTCATGAACTTTTTTTTCAGCCTTATCAAGTTTAGAATATAAAGTTTTATAAGTTTTATCACTCATTGCTACAGAATCCATTGATCTCACAGAATTTCTATATTCATCTTGAAGTTTTTTTAACTCTGGAACTTGACTAGTTTTATCATCCCACATATCATAAGTAGAATCTTCCATAGGACTTTCTGCAAATACAACCACTTTAGAATTTGCAGCATCTTTTTGTGCTTTCTTTATTTGTTTCTGTACAACAGGTTTTTTAAATGATAATTGATTTTTAGAAAATACATTTCTATCTTCTAACTGATCCTTTGTTACTTGTCCTTGAAGTCTCTCATTTTTTATTTTTACATTCTTACCAACCTGTGCACTAGCCATTGTTTTCTTTGCATATGGACCATTGCTTGGAGCACCTATTCTAGCATACATGTTTCCTGTAGCTCCTGGAATAGAACCACCCATTTGAAACTGTCCTCCCCATGCAGGAGAATAATCTCTACCTACATTAGAATATCCATCTCCTTGAAAACCTTCAGGAGCAGAAGCTTGTGAATCATTATAATTATCTAACCAACCACCATTCTTCATGTTGTTGCTATTGTCTCTTCCACACTCATGACATATGTACATATCTTTCTTGCTAGAATCAGATTTGTTCCATGACCATCCACATGTGCATTTTACTTTACTACTCATTACTTATATGATATTTGTGCAGGAGTTAATATAAATTGACTCACTAAATGCGTTGTTGAACTATTGTCTAATATATGTCTCACCTTTAATTCTTTTGCTCTTAGCGTTGCTTTCTTGAAGCTTCTAGAACCATAATCCATATTAGCTTGATTTACCACTTTATCAATGGAAAGACTTTCACATGATGTTATAAACAATGGAATCTGAGAGCTTTTCTCTGCAGCCCAGAATGTATTATACTGATAGAAGTTATCACTCTTGGTATATAGAATTGTTTTGCTATCTGTATTGAATATTGGATATTGCATGTACGCACGCATATCATTAAGAGGTTTAGCAACAAGATTCAACACTCCTGAACTCTGTTGTCCATTGTATAGAATACTCTTATTAAAATATTTATTGTTTGTTTCTATTCTTGTATTATCATTAAATACACCATCTGATATAGATATATACTCATATGCTTTCGTATAGTCTTTTACATTCTGTAAGATTTCATCTTGATATTTATACGCAAATGGATACTCAATAATATATGGTTCTATGTTTCCATAGAATGTATTATAAAGACTTATGTTAGTCAAATGTCTCCATATACATGCTGTCATAATTTCTAAAAAAGTACTGTTAGCATATTCTTCTGTTGTTATAGGAGCAAGACTTATTGTCTTTTCTATCTTACAACTTCCTGTAGACTTTATTACAAGAATTGTTACATTATTATTTACAATGTAACTAATGCCAGCAATAAGAGTTTTTTTAAGAACATCTTCTGCTATTATATTACCAAATTGATCAGAGATGGTGAATGGCCCTGCTTTAGGGCCAGCCTTTGTTAATTTTATGGTTATAGTTTTTGACATATTAGCATCCTCCTATATTAGTTAATGTTACACTTGGTGGAACTGATGTACAACATGATGCACAAAATGTTACTTCTGAATATCCTCCTCCTACAATTCCAACTTCTGTAATTGTAGGAACACCTGCACAATTTACATAATTAATTGTAGATATACCAGCTGCAGTTTTTGATGCTTTATACAATGTACAAGGAAGTGTTGTAGTGGTTGTAGTGGTTGGTGTAAAACATGCCACTATATCAGTGATCACTCCTGATACAATGTGATACACCTCTCTTGTTGTATTTGCACTTTCATCTGTAAAATACCAACCATCAGGCACTACACTACAATCTGTTGTACCATTGTTTGCATACACTGTTTCCAACAATATAAGACTTGCAGCTCTTCCAATAACTGATGTATATGTAAAGCCTGCATTTGTTGTTACATATGTAATTGCATTACAAGCATCTATTTGACTTCCTGTTGAAACAACAGTTGATGGTGGAGATATTATATTATATCCTGTAATCAATGTAAATGAATTTAATCCAGTAGGTCTTGTGCAAACTGGGGGAACTGTAATTACACCTGTTCCAACTAATGTACAATCTGTTACTCTTCCTATTCCAACTAATGTACAATTTGTATTAGCTGTAGTGGTAGTACTTGTTGTTGGAGGAGCTGGTGTACTAGTGGTGGTTGTTGTTGGAGGAGTAGGAACTATCTCTCCTGCAATTAAATCAAAATCATCACAACATCCATTAATCCCTGAATAGAAGAAATTGTTTTCTGCTATATAGAAATTAGGAATGTAGCTATGAAAGCTCACCCAAGTTTTTGTGTTTACATTGAATGATAGAGTCCAAGACTTATTACAGAAATATTCTGGATCTGTTAAATACACTTGTGTTTTAAATACAACCTCATTTATTGTTTCTTCAATGTAGAACTCTCTAGTTGCAGAATCATATTGAATATTATTATCTAAAGGAATGTAATCAAGTTTTGATATAATAACTCTATCAAACTTACTATCATAGAAACCATGTAAACCAATACCTGTAAAATTATTATCTGTATTAACTCCAGGTATAGTTATTAATTGTCCATCAACTAAAATTTGTTTTGATGGAAAATATCTAAGAATTTCAAATGCTAAATGGTCTGTAAAGAATCTATTCATTCCAGAACCAAATGCTGATAAATCTTCCACTTGTGTTCCTTGTATAAGAAACACTTGACCTCTCTTAGCATCAACAGTAATTTGTCCTTGTGGTATTTTTAATAACATTTTATTCTGACTTCCTACATATCCAAGATCTGTTTCAGCAAAGTCTATTGGAGGAGCTCCTCTAAACAATGTTGGATTACCTACATACGCAGCTTGTGGATTACTTGTATCAATAGTTAAGAGATTGTTATACATCAATGTCTTATTCTCAAATCTAGCTAGTACAGCTTTATTCTGTATACCATCTAATGATGTTAAGTTTCCAAAGTTTTGAGGGAAATCAAAATATGAAAGTGCTCTATATGTTAACCAACTATTCACTCTATTATCAGCATCTATATTTTGTGAATCAGAATAGATTGCTCTAAATGGATAATATGTAAAACATAATTGACTAGTCCAATCTGGAGGAAGGTGTGTAAATGTATTTTCTTTATTCTGTTTAGAGAATGTTACATTATATGTATATGTATTATCATTAGCTATAGATACATAACTTTCTTGTACCCAATCATCAGGAATACCTGTAGATACATGTGGCCAGAAATCTCCTTCTCTATTATTGAATGCTTGTCTAAGATCTGTATTGTAAGAACTCTCACAATAGAAATTAGGAATACCATATGCAAATAAATAGAAGTATCCATCATAGTATGTTCTATTAGGATTAGTATCTGGAGGAGCAGGAAGTTGACTATTAGGGCAATCAAAATTATGTGCTTTATATGATATGATGTTTGTTAATGTAGCTGCTCCTCCTACAGTTAATGAATAATCTTCCAATATAGATCTAGCAGAATGCCAATACACTGGATAAGCTATGTTACCTATTTCATCATAGAATATATCGCTATCATCAGGAGCACCCACTCTATTATCTATAAAGAAAGGAAGTTTAGTCTTGAATGTAAATCTAGAAATAAATGTATCTCCACCAAAAACTACTGATGTTCCTGATGAATAAATGTTTCTTTGGAATCCTGTATCAATTGTTTCATAAGAATATATTTGTCCCCATTGATTTACAAATTGATTTTTTAATGATGCATAATATGAAACTGCACGTAAGTCTTGTTCTTTCTCTGGAGAAGAACATGCAGATGTATCTCCAATAGTAAATCTAGAATAATCTGTAACTTTAGGACTTCCTGCAACAATCATATTAGGACTATTACTTGGAAATGGTAATACTGGTTTAGTTAGATCAGTTCTTAAATAAACTGATGATTCTCTTCTATAGTTATTAACAGGAAATGTATCTCCTACAGATTCAACTCCAGGAATTAAATATCTTTTTATACCTAAGTTTCTTTGTTTAACTCCTTGACCATTAGGTATAGATTCTGAATAGTTATAATCAGCTATAGTGTTAAATGATTGAGCATAGTTTCTTCTTGTAATACCATTTACATATATTGTTAAATATGCTTGGTATGCAGTGAACATTGCTGTAGCATTAAATGGATTAGTTATATTACCTATTGTTGAAGAACTAGCTAATGCATCTTGTTGAGCTTCCTTTGTAAGAAGTTTATATTTAGCATTATTCTTCACTTGAGTAAAATGTCCTTTTCCTCCACCAAACATTACATTCTCTAATTTAAGAACGTTTCCTAAAAATGGTTGTCCAAAAGAAGTTTCTGGAGAATTAAATATTTGTCTATGAGCATTAGTTTCTTCTAATGGTGGTTGTGGTGTAGGATCTTTACATTGATCTGCTGCAATCACTTCACCTATTTTGCGAATTTCTATACCACAGTGATTGCAATACTCTACACAAAAAACATTAGGTGGTGAACCTGGTTCTGAAGCTTTTACATTAATAGTGTAACTAGAATTTGTTGGCCATCCTTCTACCCATTCTGTTTGTGTTTGTCCAAATTGATCAGTCCATTGAGCTCTCCATCCAGCACATGCTTGAATAAATGTACCACCAGAAGCAATTGTCCAAATTTCATAATTACCATAAGCAGAGGTAGCTTTACCTGATATAACTAATGGTTTTGATATAGCACAAATATTATGAGGCCCTAGTGTTTTTAATTCTTGTGTTGTTAATTTATCAGTGTTGCAACTAGTGTATTCTATTTTAACAACACCATTGCTATCTAATTCTGTAACATTTATAACAAATGGTTCACATATTTGTTTCCAAGCATTGTTTGTTTTATTTATAAATGGATCTTTATTAAGATCATTATATGGGTAATTTGGAAAGTAATAGTTTTGACCTTCTCTTTCATAGGTTCCTACATTTCTAAGTATTCCTTTAGCTACAATAGATTTGTTTGTTCCTCTGTCTCCTCTTACTATTTTGTATCCAACAATATCATCTCTTTGTTCAACAGTTAATGGAGAAGAAGAAATAAGACTTCTAATCTGGTCACTATCCACTCTAACACCAATAGGAAATACAGCATCATTACCCATTACTAATGAGCTAGCTGTTGTAAACAATCTTGATTCAAATGCTGGACTAACAAGAATATCTGGGAACTTATGATGTCTAATTGGTTGTCCAGCTAGATCACCCCATACATCTGCATTACAAGGATATTCTTCTGTAGATTCCCAATAGGCAAATTGACCATATTGATATGGTGTAGCATTTCCAATAGGATCTCCCACTGCTGATCCTATTACAGAAGCTGTGTTATATATTTTCCAATAAGGACTATAGTTTGTTCCTGGTTCTGGTTCTCCAATAAAATCTGGATCAGTGTCAAGAATATTAGGACTTGTATTTTCAACAAAACCTTTTACTCTTCCAGGAATATGGAAACCATCTGTTTGTTTTCCATTCTTCAATAAGAATACAATTTCAAATGCATACACTTCATCACGTAGATACCCACGTAAGTTTGTAGCATTTATTTCATCAGCATAGTTTTCAGTGGCAGGGATTCTATATGTTTCCCATAATAGAGTTATATTAGAAGCAATATATTGATAGTTAATTCTATTTATGGATGTAAGGTTATCCCATACAAGTATATCTTGTACAGATGTAACATCTTGGGCTATATCATAATAAGGAAACTTTTCAAATATATCATTGATAGTTAACTGTATCTGAGTTTTGTTTTGACCTGTGTAAGTAATTTGGTCATTATCTTGTTCAATAAAATATGTTCCTACTAATTCTACAGAGGTTATTCCATTAACTGTTTTAATCACAGCTAAGTTAAAATATTGATATTGACCTGTAACATCTAGTTCTGTTACATTAATAACAATAGATTTTCCTACAGTGTAATTAAAATTAACTGTGGTTATAGCTACGTCTGCAATAGGTGTAGGATTGGTAACAGAATAATAAGAGGTGTATGGATTACCTAATGCATCAGAATACTGAGCAGCAAACTGATATGTACCAGCAACAAGTTCTCCTCCTGTAGTAATATCTGTTACATTGATTTGAGGAATACTAAAGTTTGGTTGTAACTTAAGTTGATTACAATCTAATTCATCAGTGTATATAGGATCACAAAGAGTGCTACCTACTTGTAATAGTTTTGGTACATTATTAAGATCTAAATATCTTCTTGGATTAATACCATCTGTCCAATATATCTCTATAGTACAATTTGTAATCTTATGTACTGTTTTGTGTATAGGATGATTGATGTTGAAGTTAAGACAAGGTGCTTCTACTAATGTACGATAGATACAATCATTATTATCCATATATCCAATCTGACTATTGTTTATATCAGGATTAGTTATATAGAATATATGTTTGTTTTTTTCATTAATAAAATGTGTACCAATTAATATATACCCTTGAGGAAATGTAACACATAACTCATTACCTTGTTCATTTTGGTAATTAACAGAACTTGAATCAAAGTTTTCTAAAGCAGCATTTAATGCATAGGTTAGTGTACCAGGTTTAATCTGGTTCACAGTTTGATCCATATTCAATCCAATGTTTGCACTATTGAATTCTTGTTTAATATTTCCAGATTGTTTATCCTCTTGATCAGCCATAGTGCTTAGTTATTACGTCTTCTTCCAGCTCTATTAGTTCTGTTAGGAAGTTCATACATATTAAATCTCTTAAGGTCATTTACGATCCTTCTTTGTTTTTCCCAAGGAGTTTGTTTCTTCATTTCAATTTCAGCCATAATGTAAGCTTCTTCATAAGCTTGTTTATGATAAAGCATCTTTTGTTGTAACTGATTGAAAGTTTCATCATTAGTTTGGTTAGTAAGCATTTCAAACACTTTAAACTTAATGAATGCTTCTACATACTCTCTAATACGATAGTTGTCAGGAATCAATTGATTTCCTATTTCATCATACTCTGTAGCATAGAATATTAAATGTACAACACCATTTCTGAAATTAGTTACAAACTTGTTATCTCGTATATCAAATGAATCATAACTAGCAGAGCCAGGAGTGAATTGATGAATAGGAGGAGCTTCTTGATACATCTCCCAATTGTTTGTATACTCCACTCCACAGTTTTGTCTTACAGAGATGTTTCCAGGCTTAAGTAAGTAGTCATGAGTAAATCCTCTAGCTACGCTATTGTTTGTCTTATATACAGCTTGTACAAGCACAGGCATACATGTACCATCACATTGTGAGTTTTGACATCCAGGATTGTTACAAGGAGTTCCTCCAATAGTTAATGGAGCCACTTGTATAGTGGTAGCACTAGCTGCTTGTGAATAAAATGAATTAGCTGATTGATATGGATATCCAGCAACTTCTGTTGTCATCCATGCTTCTCTAACAGCATAAAAGTTATCAGGAAGTCTAGCTTGGAAGTCTTCTATAAACAAAACTTCATCAGTAATTACATATGTAGTTCTTCCTAACTTCTTTAGAGCTTTGTCTAAATAGGTAGGAAATAAAAGATCATCTACTGCACCTGTATCAAAGTAAGATTTTAATTCTTCTTTTACAGTTGAGTAGACAGGTTCTGGGCTAACAAAAGCATATTTATAATAGTAACTCATAATTTATTTTTTCCATTCGATGTATAAATGTTGATACTTATCGTTGGTCTTTAAGTAATGTGATAGGAGTCTTGATGTAAGTCTAGAAGGTTTGAAATACCAGAAGTCAGAATTTTTAAAACGTGCTGTGGGTTTAAACCACATCCAACCAAAAAAGTATCCTTCTGTGTGATAGTTGAAATTATAAATTACCTTTCCTTTCTCTCTAGTCTTTTGCCAGTCTATAGGAAGATTAACAAACTCTTTACCATCTACATTGTTTTTTAGTTTTCTTCTTTTCTTTTTGTTGATTGAGAACTCTCCAAAACCATAAGGAAGTTTTGCTTTATATCCTGTCTCTAAAATATATTCTTTGAAAGATTCATTGAAGGTGTATAATATATTCCTCCACTCATCAAATGTTAATTTTATAGATGGATGTTTTTTGCAAAACTGATTATAGTTGTCTTTGCTAGAGCTTCTCCAATCAACCTTTGTTCTCATTAATTAGTTGGTTTTGAGTTTGGTGCTTGTCCATCTATTCCTTCTTGACTTACATCTGTCTTAATATTAAAATAAGTAGATAATAGTTTCTTTGATGTTAGCTCAAGGACTTGTTGTTCTAAATATCCAGGAAGAGGAAACTCTTTGTCTAAAGGATTTATACAAATTTGTTCATCTGTATATTCTGGTGAACCACATCCACATTCAGGATACATAATATCATTGTGTACATCTTCTTCAAAGAATGCAACAAATCTAATTGCTTTAAGCAAAGGATTGTTTACATATAAATAATCATTAGATATCCAATAGTATTCTTCTTTCTTGATTACAGGAAGTTTTAGTAAGTTTAAATATCTATTAATAGTTATTTCTTTTAACTTCTTTCCTTTACCACTCATAGCGTTAATAGAATAAACTCCTTGTATTACATATTGGTAATTACCTTCTGATATACGTGGAAGTTTAAATCTAGTTCTAGCAATGCTGCATTCATCTACATAGTTACAACATTCAGAAATAGATACTTCTATCATCTCTAAACAAGGGATGGTAGTAAATAATGTATCAGTTGCCCAAAGCTTTCTTAGATTGGTTTCTCTCTTAATTAATAATAGAGAGTTATTTCTTATCTCAGATGCAATTGCACGATCTGTTATAAGTGAATCAGTAGAAAGTATCTTGTGGACACTTCTAACATCTGATACTAATTTTCTTAATGTTGCCATGTTATTTATATTCTATGTTCAAATTCGCAGATCTTTCCAAGTTTATCATCATAAACTAAAGCAAGAGCTGCACGTACTGAATGTACGAAATTATTATCATAATGCCATCTATCAGTTCCTGAAAGACTAGGCATTTGTTGTATTCTTACACCCTTCACTTCTTTAGCCATGTAGTGATGTTTATCTCCTGTATGTATTTCTCTGTATTTTGCATTACCAAAGAAATGACTATATTGAGGATGTGTTGCAAATAATAAAGGAAGATCATCTAATTTACAATTACCATGATGCCAGCCAATAAATGTATTACCTAATACCTTTGCTTTAATTACACTATGCTCTCTGATAAAATCTACATCTGGAGCATCACTGAAATATACATCTAATGCATGTGCTAAATAAAAAGATTTAGTCCTATCATGATTACCCTGTACAAGAACAACAGTAACTTCTTTAGCATATTGTCTTAACATATTGATTGTATCTACAAGAACAGTAAATCCTAGTTCATACTCAGCATGATATTCCATTATGGTATCTTGTGGTGTGCCTTGTGTAGTTTGGTTTTGGTAGTTATCTGTATGAAAAAAATCATTAGATATAGGTAGAATGACAGTGTCTATATTGTAATTAACCCATACTTTTTTAATCAAAGACTGAGCCACATTATAATATCTCAAAGCTCTTGCTTCAGGACTATTATCACCATCTACAGTTCTTTTAGCTAAATGAAAATCAGATAGAGATATTTCTACATCTACATGGTCTTTATCACCATTGACTTCTTCTTTAGTTATTGATATATTATTTGGTGTGTAGTTTTCTAAAAACTTAGCAAAGTCTTCTGGAGAGTAATCTTTTGGTTGTTTTCTTTTTGAAAACACTGAGGAAGTAAAACTTCCACTTGGTAACATCTTAGACCAATAGTTGGTAATGACGTATTTATCTAGGTTTATCTTATGTAGCTTAGCTAACTCAAGATCATCTTTAGGTTCAAATGCACTAATGATTGTGCTTTCTATTGTTCCTTTTTCAACATTCACTTTTCTAATTTCTCCTGTAGAATTATTAAGTTCTATTGGAGAGTTATTATCTTTCTCTCTGAGCTCTTTAAGAAGCTCATTCACTTCGTATTCACTTATTCCTAACTTCTCTGCATAGAACTTTTTACTTCTTCTTTGCGTCAATAACTCTTCTAATCTGTATAATAAACTTTGATTTTCGGACATATTTATTCATATTAGTTAAAAAATATTGTAAAGATAAAGAATAGTTTTTATATATTCCAAATAATTTTAGTTAGAGATATAATTAATTATAACTAAATTAGTTATAAAATAAAACTCCCCAGACAAATGCCTAGGGAGAAACCTTGTAAAACCAACAAAACAAGAGTTTTTTATTTGTTATATAAATCATGGTGGAGGACCACAATTGATTATTGTTGTTACTACTCCAAATGCATCAAAGATAAGTCCAAAAGTAGGACTTGTATAATAAGTAAGTCTAGCAGGAGGTAATCCACCAGATAAAACAGAACCAACTACAATAGGATAACCATCTAAAGTTACTGCAATAGGATAACTACTTACAGGAGCAGGACAACCACTAGAAGTATTACTTAAATTAATAGTAACAGGTCCTGGAGGAGCAGTTGTATGTGTAGTGGTAGTTGTTGTAATTGGTGGAGTAGTTGTAGATGTGGTGGTAGTAGAACTTGTACTAGTAGAAGTGCTTGTAGAAGTGCTTGTACTTGTAGAAGTGCTAGTGCTAGTGCTTGTAGAAGTACTGGTTGATGTACTAGTACTAGTTGATGTACTAGTTGATGTACTAGTTGATGTACTAGTTGATGTACTTGTAGAACTACTACTTGTAGTGGTGGTAGTTGGAATTAAATTAACTGGTATATTAATAAAATTTGTACATGCACCTGTAGACACCACTCTAATTATAGTTGTTCCATTAGGAACAAGAGAAGTGGTATATCCAGCTGTTAAAAGTGATGCAGCCACATTTGTTTCAAATGCTGTTGCATATCCAGTTGCATCTGAAAAAAGGTTGAAAGGACCTGCATCCCCACCAACTGGTATAACTAATGTTATTAATGCTGTCATAATTTATTTATTATATTTTTATTATTAAAAAGATCTTATAGGACGACTATAAAGAGTTACAGTTTTGCTTGTATCTTGAGCAAGTGAATTGTTAAAGTTTTTAGATTTTGCAAAGAAATTTCCGCTTTGACTAGAACTCCAATATGATGCAGTTAAATTAAACCCACCAATAAGAAATCTATTTAAATACAATTTATTTAATTCACCAATACTTGGGAGATACCAATCATTATATCCACCTTGAATTAAATTTATACTATACTCTGCTGCTATACCTGGTGTAGGACATCCACTTACTATCTGAGTAGTGTTTAAACTTCCTGTTCCTATTGTTGTTCCATTAGCTCCTAAAATTAATGTACCATCACATCCCCAAGGTGATAGGTTAATGTCATTAGCTGTTGCAACAAGTCCATGACAAACATTTGCATCATATCCTGGATCTCCTGGTTGTAAAATGTAAGCAATTATTCCACCTAACGTTGCTTGACCTACTGTATAAATATTACAAGGATTTACAACAGTGGTTGTTGTTGTTGTTGTGGTTATACCTGTACCAGATAAATATATATCAATAAAGTTTGTACAATCTCCTACAGAAACCACTCTTATAGTAGTTGTATAATCAGGTACCACTGAAGAAGAATATCCAGCAAGTAATGCTGATCTAGTTACTCCTGTTGCAAATGCTGATAAATAACCATCAAGATCTGAATATAGATCAAATGGACCTGAATCAATTCCAGCTGTTGTTAATGTTATTAATACTGTCATTAGTTTTAAATTTAATTATTGGTTTTATTATGGAAGCTGATTAGCTTGTCCAGTAAATGTGCATACTAGAATTTGATTAGCAGTTCCTGTAAAATTACATATTGGACAACATGTAAATAGTTGATTATCAATACTAATTATCTCTTCTCCTATAATCATTAAGTCCTCAGTGATGTTTATTACATTATCTTTAAGTGTTTCTACATTAGCTATAGCAGAACATAATACATCATCTAACTTAGTAAGAATTGTATTTAACCCATCACAAGTTTTTATATTTGTACAAGGAAGTGGAGTGCTATCATATGAGACAGCACTTGTTCCTGTTATTGTTATATTATTTATTTCAGAGTTATTACACATAATTTATAATGATGTAGTGGTGGTGGTAGTGGTTGTACAACATCCATTTAATATAGTGGTTATATCAACTATTTCATTATTGAGATTTATTACCTGATTAGTGATGTTTGTAACTTGAACATTTAATGTATTGATTTGACTTAAAAGATTACATATAATATCATCTATCTTTTGTAATATTACATTAAGTGTATCACATGGTTCAGCTATTATACATGATAATACAGGACCATTATAAACAATAGTGCTAGATGCATTTAATGTTGTAGTACATGCATTATTGTTACAGCCACAATTAGTGGTTGTAGAACTGCATCCACAAGGACTATTTAAAACTACGTCTGTACAGCAAGGATTCACTGTTAAAAAAGGATAAGCCATATTATTGATTTATTAAGGGATATACATTATGTAATAACAACCAAGTCCTGCTTGTACATTTGTGTGAGCACCACCACCTCCAAAAGGATTAATTGTTACTGCAGTGCTTATAGTAACAACTGTATCTTCAATTCCTGAATCAATTGTACTAACTGTTCCTGAATCACTCCATGTATTACCTGCATAATAAAATGCATCTGAAGCACTATGTTGTACTGCTCCACCAGTTTTAGCTATTGTTCTGTGGTTATGAGGAGCAGCTGTAGAAGCAGCTGTATTAGTGTGTGTGTGAGAAGGTATTTGTCCAACACCAAGAGCTGTTTGATTTAGTGTTCCTCCTGTTCCTCCTGCTGAATATGTTGGATTGAATGGAGAAGCTCCTGGATTAGTTTCAGGTGGTAATGTTAATCCTAACATAGATCCATCTGTTGCACCAACTCCCACTCTACCTCTTTTATCTGGTGTACCATTTTGACCATTACATAAATATATCTTTTCCCAAGGACCTGTAGATATTCCTGCACCTGTAGCATCGAAATTACCTGTTATAACACCATAGTATTCTACTACAGTGAAAGGAACCATTCTGTTATAATATTTTGAAGATCCACCAGTACTAGCTAAATAAGCTGCAATTAAAGCATTGAGTTCATCATATCTCACATAGTTTACATCAAGATCAAGAGCAAGTGCTACTAAATCAACTTGTACTTGACATAGTTTAGTAATAACAGCTTGTACAATAGCGTGTGTATCTGAAGATGCTGTAACTCCTGTTAAACATCCAATTGTGTAATCACCATTTAATATAGCAAGTTCTTCCACAATAGCATCAACTTGTTCTTGAAGATCACAAGCAGCTTCTATAAGAGCTTTTGATATATCTACAATAGAAAGATCTCCACACGTAGGAAGATATTTATTTACAACTTCACATACCACTGTAGGTGCAAGATCAATCTTTATTCCTGTACCATCTAATGTTGATACAAGAAATGTAATAAGAGCTTGTTCTACAAATGATAGAGAATCACCAGTTTGTATTCCAAGAACAGGAACATCTATTCCTGTATATTTAACACATCTGTCAGAGACAATCTCTGTACATCCGTTATAGCAATTTGAGCAAGTTGACATATTATTTATTTTAAAAGATTTATACTACTGTTGTAGTAGTAGTGGTTGTTGGATTTAATACAATAGTAATATCACAAGGAGCCTCTATGCAAGGTTCTGGTGTATTACATCTACTAACACATCCTAATGTAAGACGTATCACTCTACTAGCTATCATAGCTATAGAGTATTCATGTACATAATCAGGATTACAATACTTATAAGTTAGTATTCTTCTATATGTTATCAATTGGAGAATGTCACCAGCAGGTATAGGCTTGTTCAACATATATGAAATATTGTTGTACAAGTTGTTACCAAGTTCTGCTAACTTACAATCTATTTTTTTAAGGATGGAAGGAATGTTAGCACATTCTGGGCAATTGGTTAGTCTTGGTGATAACATAATATAAATTTTATTTATTTATTTACTTTAGAAGCGCAGTGAGCACATAGCCCATCTTTTAATTGACATCCACACCCTACATTAGCTTGACAATTTGAACATTGTGCCATAATTAATAAAAGTTTATTAGGTAGTTGTTACCAGAACAACCACAGTTTGATTTTAAAAAGTTGTTTAACATATTATCTGCTTGAGCATATAATGTGTTTGATTCATATTCTGCACAGTTATTAGCTGCTGCAATAGCTCCTTGAATAAAGAAGTTGATTGTATTTAATGTTACGCTAGATTGCGTTTTAAGGGCCATATCACACACCATCATATTTAATTGAAGAAAAGCATTGTCAAACTTCTCTTGAAGCCTGTCAACACGTAATATTGTTTTCTCCACATAGTTTGTATATGCAGGAGCAACAGAATATTTTAATCTGTACACTCCATCAGGAAGTGGTTGATTACAACCAGCATCTGTGATTCCCAAAGTAGATGATGTAAATACATTGACTTTATCAGGAACAAATGGTAATATCTTTGTTCCAAATCCTGGTATTTCAATCTCAATAGATGGTGCTGAAACCACTGGAGGATTGGTAGGATATACAGATGCGTCTGTAACACCAAGTGTAAGTACACTGTAAGTAGGAACTACTAATATATCTAATTGTAAGTTTGCCATGTTTTTTTAATAAATATGCCAGAGGAATATGAGTGTATATCCTCTTTCCCCTGGCATAGGTTATTTAATAATATTCTACTTTGTTCTTAATTAAGGAATGTTTGTAGAAGTAGTGGTAGTAGTAGATGGAGCAGCAGTAGATGTAGTGGTTGTTGTAGTGATACAAGGACTACCTTGATCAACAACAGTTCCTAAACCAGCTTCTAATACAGTAGTGATTGCAGCAGAAATACCACTTGTTACAGAGTTTGGAGCAGCAATAATCACTGTAGAATCTTCCATAATGTAATCACCCCATTGGTATTCAGATTTGTTGTACTCATTGAATTTGATATAGTATGTATCATAAGTGACACCAGTAGATACCCAAGACTCAAAGTTCTCATTGTAACCAACCATTCTATATAAATGTTTCAAGTAACCTGCTTGGTAGCTGTAGAAGTTTTTCTCTAATTGAGCAATCTCTGCAGATTGTCCTGTAGCATAAGAAGCACGTTGAGTGATGATTGGGTTAGCAACCAAGTTACAAGCATCTGCAACAATAAAGTCAGCAGTGGTAGCTGGACCAGCATATACAAAAGTTCTGAAAGACATTCTGTCATATTCAAAAGGGAAAGCAGCTACATCACAAGGTTGTCCATATTTAGTTAATGGTTTTCCTGTAATACGTAAAATTGTTCCACCTACATTTTCAAATGTGAAGAATGTGTTGAAGCTAATGTTATCAGGGTTGTTACCTGGAGCTTGTTGTCTTAATTTAGCAATTAATAACTCGATGATTGTATTATCAGATACATCATCACATGGATTCTCTGAACAACCACAACATGGAGCTTGAATAGTTACTGAACGTGTAAATCCATTAAAATACAATGTATCAATATAAGAAGAGTGAGCACGTAAAGTTAACGTGATACTTTCTCCACATTGTACAGTGAAATTAGTTACATCAGTAATTTGATTAGCAGCAGTTGGACATCCTGATACTTTGTACCATTCTGTTACATTTGAGTTACAACCAGATCCAGAAGGACATCCTTTAATCTTATCAGATCTTTTAGAGCCTTGTAAATAAGTATTTTCTCTACCTTGTGCTACATAGAAATACGGAGCAGCAGCAATGTTTGCAGCAGTAGCTAACGAATAATCGTTTCTAAAAATACCAACTTGTCCTGCAGTCAAGTTTTGTGTTGAGCCAGAGCTAGGGAGTGCAGTTTGCCCCACTGGAACCACGAAGAGCGTGGTTAATGAAAAATCAGCCATTTTAATTTATTTAAATGTTAATAAAGTTTATTCGTTTGTTTGTATTCTGAACTGTGCACTTTGTACTGCAGCAGCATTCTCAGTATACATTGCTAGATTCTGTACTGTTAAGTCTAACAATTCATCCTCTAAATATAATTCAAGTTCACAATCTTGATCAAATGATGGAAGACCATCTAACATTATATATCCTACTTTGTTTATATAAACTGGATATCTCATGTACATTATCTGTATATTATTAGGAGTGAACGTCCCATCAGTGAATATAGAGATTTTATCAGAAGCAAGAACATTAAATGTTTCTTGGTATTCAAAGCTTGGTTTGTAATGATCGTTGTTTAATATAAACTGAAGATCACCATGCTTTGCAAGATCTCTATTAATCCATATTCTTCTATCCTTACATCTTCCTTTATCAGCTAAAACATATGAATCTACATAGAACATATATTGTGGCGTAAGATCATGAACATTAGCAGACCATTGATTTAAATTAAGATCTTCTAATACTAGTGGCAATGGTTGATGATTATAATCTAATATAAGACTCTGTAAGTCTTCATAACGTTTCTTAAATGAATCTTGCCCTAATTGACTAGAAGTACTAATACCATCAATCTTTTGCTTTATCAACTTTATCTGAGCCTCATTCAAAGCTAAGATTTTGTCTTCTAATTGAATCTGTTGGTGCTCATTAGTTGATAGTTTATTTAGTTTCTGATCGATCTTATATAATAAACTATCTACTGGTATCATATGTTTTTATTTATTTAAATGCCCTATACAAAAAATACCTTTTGGGTCATCTATTGTTAGTTTTTTATTGAAATTAATAGCAATTACAGGAGTATTAATTTCTTTATTCTTAAATGTTTCATCAAGCCAGATAATTTTATTAGTTTTTTCATTTAATGTAGCCACTGGTGTTACATTTTTTATATTTACTTTTTTATCATCTAAGAAACATTTTCTTACTTTATTTCCTGAATTAATAACTACATACGTTATCATATGCTTTTATATTTTTAAAACTAGCTACTAAATAGCAGCTAGTTTTTTAGTTTTTAATTTTCCTTCTAATACTAATAACTCATCTTGGTTATCATCATCAGCAAGGAATTTAATTAAATCATCTTCATCTTTAGCTATTTCAAACTCACCTTCATAAACCTTACCGTTTGGTTTGATTCTATATACTGAATGTGCTACAGCTTGTTTTACTAAATCTTTTATATGGAGTAAAGCTTCTTTCATATCTGCAAATCTATTGAACACTTCAACTGGACTCAATCCTGAATATTTACCATTCTTGAATTCTGTTTGTTTCAATACATTATCTACTAAGTTGTAAACCACTTCTTCTTTTGTTTCTTCTGTTACTGGAAGACCTAAAAGTCTTGCAACTTTTTTCTTCTTCTCAGGAGACATAGAATCAAACTTAACAATAGCTTTGTTAATCAATTGTTTTTTCTTGTAGATTACAGCATTTTCTATCTCATCATCTACAACATAGAATTGTGTATCTGCTGGAAATTCACCTCTTTCCCATGCTTGATATGAACTAGCAATAGTTGGATGTACTCTCAACCATGAAAAAGCTATTTCTTGAAAAGCATTTGATAGATCAAAATAGTTATCACCATCTAATAGTTTAACTGATTGAACGTGTGTTTGATCATCTGTAGAAGTTGATAGTCCATAGTTCCAAAAATTAGAACGAGGTCCTAAATCAATATCTCCTATTTCATTCTCAAGTTTTGCTCTAAGATTTTTTACTCTTTCAATCTCTAATTCTTTTTCTAAAGGATCTTGGATTCTTTTAATGTACGTAGCATTCTCATCTAAGCCTGTTCTGTACTTTCCATCCAATTCTTTATAAGGATATTTGAATACACCTGTTCCAGGGATTCTTGTCATTCCTTTTTGTGATAGTCCACTATCCATTGTTTGTTGTTGAGAATTTTCTGAATAGTCTCTCTTAATAGTAGAAATTTTGCCTGTTTTACCCATAATGTAGTTAAATTTAATAATTTGGTTTAATTTGTTGCGTGGGTTGGACTCGAACCAACGACCTCAAGATTATGAGTCTTGCAAGCTAACCAACTGCTCTACCACACGATTTGTAGAGTGGTCCCACCGAAGGAACCTGAACCTGGATACTATCCATTTCAACACTCTATACACAGACATGAAGTCTAGTGTTTGAGAATCATCCCCTCTAGGAGGGAGAGGAGGTGAGGGGAATCTTCTCGGAATTTTATTATTAGAATTGTGGGATTTCCTCGATCAACACAGTTCTAGACAAATCTTCAATAAATACATCACATCTGTCTTTCATCCAGATTTCGTATCCTGGGAATTTGTTAGCAGAAGACATTCCTTGAGATTTAGCAAAACCTAAGTGGTGTCTTGTACCATCAATATATCCCCATGTCATAGAAGGAGCACCTTTCATTCTCACTTCTCTAATGTTATTTACCATTGAACCATCAGACATTGGAGAAACATCAAACACCATAAATACTGGAGTAGATTTTTTGTTTTGTCCAAACTCTAAGTTTGATTGTGGTAAATCTAATTCTTTCAAGTGAATCAATTCAACTCTACCAGTCTCACGTGTAACCATTGCATCAAATGCAAAGTTGTAAGTGATGTGTTGTCCTTCACCTTGCAAATATCTGTTTCCAGAATCAGCCATGAATGTAAGACCTGAATTTAATGCATCTGTTTTCAAAGCTTGTTGGAATACATCGAATCCAGCTTCATTAGTATACATTTTAACTGAACGGTCTTTCACATCCACTCTTCTGTAGAACAAGTCTCCAAATACTGAACGGATTAAGTTAGCAGAGAATTCACCTCTGTTATATTGTACTAAGTTACCATTGTTTCTCATTCTGTGGTAAACACCAGCAGATGTACGTTTCAATTCTTGTTTAGAACCATTAGTTTTAACTGTACCTGGTTTAGCCCAGATCATACGTTTAACTTTCAATTCAATCATAGATTTACGCATCCAGAATTCAATAAACGGTTCCCATTTAACATCATTACGTGTAAGTGGTAATTGGTTACGTCTTTGTGGAGCATACACTAAAATGTCAAGAGGTTTACCTGAAGCATCTCTCATCATTTTGTCATCAGCCCATTCTGTGATTTTGTGCTCATATCCATATGCAGAACCTAATGATTCAAACATTGTGATTTGCTCACCCAATCTTGGAAGACCTAATAAGTCTTGATCAAATTCACCAATAGCAGCATCAACTAATTCTAGTTCAACACCATATTGCAAGAATACAGGATTAACAAAATCTACTTTAGGATTGTCTGTTACTAATGTAAATGTATACAAGAATCCCATGTTCCAAGGCACTGGATCTTTGATCACATAGAAACGTGGACCATATTGACGTGTACCTACAGAGATGATAGCATTTTTAGAGAACTCATTAGTATCTAATACTAATTGAAATTCTTGACCATCAATACCTGTTTTACTTTGACTGATTAAAGTTTCTGTAGAAGCAGGAATGTCAATAATTTTTGGGAATTTGTAAGGAACTGCTATTTGCCATTTCCATGCATCACTATTATTATCAATGTAATAAGGTGTGCTTTTGTTGATCATGTCTAAGAAGTCATTACTGTAAAGCGAGCTCTGTGTATATAAAGAAATGATTTTCTTGTCATAGTCTGCAGGCTCAGTAGAGTGAAAACTCTCTAAGTGGTTAGAGTCTGTTAGTTTTCCTACTGCACGTTTGTCCATAGACGCTACACGAGCATAAGTAAAACCAGTTAACCCAGGAAT